AATACTGCTGAGGCAAGAGCAGACGCTCTCGCAGTTATCGATCTAAAAGGCGACTTCCAGCCATCACACGAAGGAACTGGCAGCGTATACCCCGACTTGAATGATACAATTACTAACTTAAAAGATCGTCAGATTAACTCAAGTTACGGCTGCGCTTACTACCCCTTCGTTCAGGTTAGAGATACTTTAGAAGGTCAGTTGGTTTACATGCCATCATCAGTAGTAGCTATCGGTGCAATGTCTTACACAGATAGAGTTAGAGCACCATGGTTTGCACCCGCAGGATTCAACCGTGGTGGACTTTCAAGCGGCATCGCAGGTCTACCTGTTGTTAACGTAACACAGAAGCTTACATCGCAAGATAGAGACCTTCTATATGATGCAAATATTAACCCAATTGCTTCATTCCCAAATGAGGGCATTGTAATCTTTGGTCAAAAGACACTACAGGTTACAAGAAGCGCATTGGATAGAATTAACGTTCGCAGATTGTTAATCTTTATCAAGAAGGGCATTTCAAATATTGCTGCCGGTGTCCTCTTTGAGCCAAACGTCCGCGCCACATGGGCAAGATTCATTGGTCAGGCTGAGCCTTTCCTAGCTGATGTCCAGGCAAGATTCGGTTTGGACGATTACAAATTGGTTCTTGATGAAACAACCACAACACCAGACCTTGTTGATAGAAATATTCTATACGCCAAGGTTTACTTGAAGCCAACCCGTGCTATTGAGTTTGTTGCAGTTGACTTTATCCTAACCAACACTGGAGCAGCTTTTGAAGACTAAACTAATTAATAGGAGAGTAGGAGATTAACAATGCCAAATAAAGCAACACCAATTCCACCATGGGCGTCAGTTAAGATTGAACCAAAAAGACAGTTTAAATTTATCTTAACTCTAGGTGAAATCCCAGCCTGGGTTGTAACAAATGCAGATAGACCAAAACCCCAGTTTCAGGGTCAGGTTACACACCAGTTTTTAGGTCATCAATTTAAGTTCCCAGGTAAGTTAAACTGGCAGGACGTTAATGTAACTCTCGTAGAGCCAATTGATCCAGATGTATCAGGTTTAGTTCTAGATGTTGTTAAACAGGCTGGTTATAATCCACCTTCAACTTGGACTGCTGACAATGAGGGTTGGAGAAACACTCTTTCAAAAGAGAGATTTGTAAATGGCAACCTTGGCAATATCGCTGTTAAAGTCTTAGATTCAGAAGGCAATGTTGTTGAAAAGTGGACGTTATACAATCCCTTCGTAAATGGTCTAACTTACTCAAACCTAGACTACGGTGGGCAGAACATTAACACAGTCCAATTAACTTTTTCTTATGATTACGCAGACGTTGATATTTTTGAGCAGAACCAAAATACAACTATCGCATAATTATATTAAATGACTGCAACATCCCAGATTGACAAGCGTAATAATATACGCAATCAGATTAGCCGACAGCAACAGGCAGGGCTTGGTGGTGATCCTTACTTCCAAGCCTCAAGACAATCTATTCAAACTCAATTTCGATTTTTATTAAGAATCAATGGCGTTCCATTTGCATTGGTTAAAAATGTCATTAGACCTAGCCCAAATTTTAGTCCTGCAAAAGAATTTCAACTTTTAAATTGGAAGTTTAAAAATCCAGGCGGCATTGTTAGTTGGGATAATATATCTTTTACAATTGCAGAAGTGTTTGATAATACTTTAGTTGATTCTATTGCTGGTATTATAATGCAGAAATATAAAACTTTAGGTTATGATAATCCTAATCAGATTGATATTAATAATTTAAAAGATATGAGTAAATCTGACTTAATGGCTTCTCTAGGAGATGTTATAATTCAAGTAATCAAACCAGATGGTGATGTATATGAGCAATGGTCGTTGTATGGTGCATTTGTATCAGGAATAAAGTTTAATGATTTAAATTATGAAGGAAATTCTGTTTTAGATACAACAATAACTTTAACATATGATTGGGCTGCTTTAACTTACATAGGCTCCAATGGTCAAACAAAAACTTATTAAAATAAGAGGTTAAAATGAAACAATTTGATATGAGTGATGATCGCTCCTCTCATCAATATGGAGGAATGACGCATTACGTTGATTTACCAACGAAGGGCACATTCTATCCTGAGAATCACCCACTTCATGGTGTTGAGAGTTTAGAAGTAAAGATGCTTACGACAAAAGAAGAAGATATTCTTACAAATACTTCTTACATAGAAAAAAATATAATGCTTGATAAGTTAATCGAGGCTATTATTTTTGTTGACGTAAAAGCAAAAGAAATGCATGAGGTAGATCAACTTGCAATTTTAATAGCATCAAGAATTGAAGCATATGGCGCAGACTATCCAATTAGCCTTCTCTGTAAGAATTGTTTAGGTGAATATGTATATGAATTTGATCTTCTTACAGTTGAACCAGCGGAGAAGACTTCAAAATATGAAAGAACCGCAGCGGGAACATTTATTGTTGAATTGCCTAAATCAGAAAAGGCAGTTGAGTTTAAACACTTAACACCAAAAGAAATTGGTTCCATCGAAGCATCGGTTGAGAAAATGAAGAAGCTTAATATCAATACAAGCTTTAATAATGAGTTTTATAAAAGAGTTGTTTTGTCAGTTGATGGAAGTGCCGATAAGGATGAGGTGGGAGCATTAATTGAGAGTCTAAGGATTATGGATTCTAGAAAGCTATTTTCCGCTTATAAAGAGACTTTACCAAATTTGGATACTTCATATACGTCTGTTTGCCCACATTGCCAGCATTCAAACGAAGGAGGTCTGCCTATCCAGGCAAACTTTTTTTTCCCTGAACTCTAATTATATACAAAACGTATATGATAGTTTTTTGTTTTTAATCTCAAGGGGTGGATGGAGTTTTTTTGACTTATATGGATTACCGATTTCAAAAAGAGACTGGCTTTTGGAAAGATTTATTGAGCTTAATAAGCCACCAGACAATGAATAGGGGGGCGATATAAATGGCTGCACCAAATGTCACATCTGGAAATAATCCACCTGCATCGCCAGCCGCCTTGACACTGCAAAATTTTGCAAATCAGGCTCAGCAGGCTTTGCAGGACATCACGAACACCGCAGCCCAAGTGGGGGCGACTCTACCTCCTCAAGTTAAAGATTTGGCTGCTGCGACTGTCTCTTTAAAAGCTGCGACACTTGCTCTTGGTGGATCACTTCAACTCCTTGGCAAAATTGCCTCAGAGGGAAAAGAAACTTTAACAACATTAGATGAGGCTCAAGTAGAGCTTTCCAAAACAATTGGTTCAGAAACACCAGCAGCCTTAAAAACCGCTACGGAAGCTTTTAAGGATTTTAACTCTGTCACAAAACTACTTGGTATTTCATTCAATCAAATTAGAGATTCAATTAAAGAAACAAATGCACAGTTTAAGTTTACTGGTGTTGATGCAGCTTTAGGTGCTAATGGTCTTAAGCAACTATCATTAGAAATTGCAAAAAATGCTAATGTTCTTGAGGAGTCTAAATTAGTTGACGGTGTAAAAACTTTCAGCCTACAAACAAGTTTGTCCACTAAAGAGGCAAAACTATTTACTGATCAGTTAATTGAAACAGCTTTTAAAGTTGGTTTGCCAAGAGAAGCTTTATTAAACTTGTCTAATGATTTGCTTAGTTCTGGTGTAGCTTTTGGTCAATCAAAGCAGCAAATAGAAGATCTTACCTTTAAAACAGAGGCGTTTGGTCGTGCATTGGGAACTTCGGGACAAGCAGTTAGAGGGCAACTTGAAAGCCTACAGACCATCAGAGGTCGTGTTGGGTTTATACAAAGATTGGAACCAATCGCTGGTAGACTTGGTATTGCATTGCCAATTTCAAAATTATTAAGTGATGATCCAGCAGAACAACAAGAAGCTATTTCTCAAGTCTTAAGTGGTTTTTCACAGGCATATAGAGAACAAAGTGGAGCGGGACAAAGACGAGCAATTTTCTTAGCAACACGTCAAGCATTCCAAAGCTTGCCAGCACGAGCAATTCAAACAGCATTGGAGAGTGGCGTAGATATTCGTGATGCAATGAAACAGCTTACAGAAGCACGAAGAACGGCAGAGGCAGGTATTAGTGATAATACAAGACGAACATTCGCAACCTTCTCAAAGAAATTTGATGAATTTATAAACGCTTTAAAATTTACAGCGGGTCAACAACAATTAAAATTGTTAAACAGCATTCTAGGCGCAATGACTGGTACAAATAGCAATACAAAGAAAACCAACACCGAACTTGAAAATTTAAATGAAAACATTGGAAAATTAGCGAACGCAACAGTTAATCTGGCAAATAAGGCAGCAGAGAAGGTTGAAAAACAACTTACAGTCCCCGCGCCGCCAAATAGACCTGGGGCACAAAGTAGATTTTAGAAACAATACAGTTTTAAAAATTAATTAAAAACATAATTATAGTATGGCAATTTTAAAAGACTATGGTGTTGGTGATGTCCTTTCAGATGTATTTGGAGGGGGTGGTGGACTCGGAGACCAATTATTTGGTTCGGCAGGAAACGATCCTGCTTTAACCACTGCATTACCAGCAGAATCAAATTTAAGAAATAAGTTAAGCTTTGCTAATCTTAGAATTAGCTTTCCAACAACTGGAGGGACTATTCCTTTAGCAAATACTTTTTCTGCAACATCAATAAGCTTTCCAGCCTATATAACAACTTTAACAGACAGTTTTACCCCTAGTTTTACTCCAAACAGGGTCTACGGTCGCACAGACCCAATTCCTACTTACAGTGGGACATCAAGATCTATTCAAGTTTCGTTGACCATACCATGTTTTGATGCAGACGATGCAAATCAAAATATGAAAAAAATAAATCAATTTATTAAAAATATTTATCCAACATATAATAAGATTAATGGTGATTTAATCATCGGATCTCCACCACTAGTCAGAGTAAAATTTGCGAACTTGATTGTTGACCACAGATTTTCTTTTAGAGGATTGCTTGGATACATTAATAACTTTTCATATTCTTTTGATCCAAAAGAAGGCTTCTTCTTTGACAGGGATGGTGCAGGAGCTTCAAATTTGTTTTTTAGATCATACACAATTAGTTTTACAATGAACGTGCTGCACGAATCACCAATTGGGTATATTAATGGTGCCTTTGAAAGTAATAGCTCCGACTATCCTTACAGAGTTAAAAAGAATATTTTAGAGCCAGTACAAACCAATAATGAGTCACGCAAAGGAATTTCTTTTGATTTGAGTGAGGCAAAAATTTTAAGTTAGGAAATAAAAATGGCTTCAAGATATAACAGAACTGAAATACAAAATTTATCAGACTTAGATTATAAGAAAGTTTATAAGGAAAAGTTTGATAGTAATCGTAAACAATACTTAAGAAAGTTGCAAACAATCAATATTGATTATCCAACTTTTGGCGACTTGTTGGATATTGATTATGAAAACTATGTTTGGACTCTCGGGGATAGATACTATAAACTATCAGCAAATTTCTATGGTGATCCAAACTATTGGTGGGTAATTGCTTGGTTTAATAAGAAGCCAACTGAAAGTCATTTAAAAATTGGTGATGTCATTAGAATTCCAAAATCATTAGGTGAAATTTTAACAGCAATGGGTTATTAAATGGAAATTTATTTACCGTTTTATACTAGAGACGTTGATCTGCTCAATGAGCAGCTTTTTCTTAATAAGGTATTCTTACCACAAATGAGCAACTCAAGAACTGAGTTGTATAAATTTTTTAGAGAAAATCAAGAGTCGGTTAAAAACGAGACAAGAAAACAGAAAGAATTAACTGACAAGTTTATTAATTTAAATCCAACTTTCGGATGTAATTTTGAGTCATATGCAAGGTTCGCTTTTTTGCGAGACAGGGCACCTCAAATCGAGTTTATGGAAAATTTAAAACCTCAGCAGTTAGCAGCGATGCAGCCATATGCAAGATTTTATTTTATGCCAGAGGAAGGTTCTACAAGGAAAGAGACGTTAAAAAGTGCCATTCCAATCATATTTGATAAAGGATTTGATTT